CTCTTTACTCGGCTGCTGAGGCTCTGCGAACACGAGCACAGGTGCCGGCAGCTGTCCGGCGCCTGTCCGGCAACTGTCCGGCAGCTGTCCGGCGGGCGTTTCCGAGGCGTGACAGAGGCGTGGCGGGGGGTTGACAGCCAGGGGGCTGCCGTGATACAATATCTTCTGTGGCATGGTACGCGCCCTCCAGAGGCGCGGCGATGTGAAGAAGGCTCGCTGAGGTGGACTCTCGGCGGGCTTTCTGTTTTTGAAATCCTGTGTCTTAGATGTGCGTCCGTGCGAGACGTGGGTACAGAGCGCAAGTTGGTCTGGAATGCGGCCCAGCGGCGCGCGTCCCATTGCCTTAGAGGCGACGGCCCAGAAAAGGGCTTGATAGGCGGTAGGCCCCATAGCAGGGATGTACTCTTTTCTTGTAACTCTTTTCTTGTAACTCTTTTCTAATCAGCCCCTGGGCCTCTGATGGTCGTCTTTTCCGAGAACATTACATTTTTTACGAAATCATTCTACCGGATAAGCGCTTTATTCGCCCTCGCGTCAAGATACTCCTGCAAGCTAAGAGAACTAACGAAATAGTCGCGCCCCAGTTTCACTGCTTCCAGCTTGTCGGCGGCGATGAGCTGCAACACGTACTGGCGTGAGACGCCCAACGTCCGGGCCGCATCCGGGACTGGTTCCAGCATTCCAGCGAGGCGCTGTAGATAGGTGCCTTTAAGTTCGAGCATGGCTGTCTCCGAGCGACAAAAGCCGGTCCATTTGCCGGGCTGGGAACAGTATATCAGAAAACTTGTCCTATGACAAGTGGGGGGCGGGAAAAGGTTTGGGTGAAACTGGTAGACAGGGCTTAGTAGACAATCCGCCCGTATCCGAACGCGCACGATCCGCCCCATCGGGAAAAGTAGTGTTCAACTGTTTGGGGCCGATAATGAATGCTATGACGTATTCAGGGGGGGGGACTTGTTAGTAGACAAGGACGGCCTTCTTAGCCGGCATTCTTAGCCGGCGCTCTCCACCCCCGCCGCCGGCAGCCCTAGATACTGCCTGATCCACGGCTCCGAGGGCTGCACGACCGACCCCGCAATGAGCTGGCTGATCAGCGTGCCCGCCGTCGCCAGCTTGCCGTCGTCTATCTTGCCCAGGCTGAACGTCGGGCAGGACGTGCCAGGCGCGAAGTTGTAGGCCACCAGCCGCTGGATGAGCTGCTCGGTCATCACCGTTTCTTCCAAATCCCGCTGCAGCTTCTGCAAGTAGAACGAAAGCACGTCCATATGCACCTGCCCCAGCCCGTAGGTCGCCCCTTTGGCGCTGCTGTCCGCGGTCAAGGTCTCCCCCAGGATGCTTTTCGCGATCCCCCGGTCCATGTAAGACAGCGCTTCATCAAAGCCCGCGTCCAAGGCCCGCTGCGCTTCCAGCAAGGTGATCTCCATGTCGTCGGGGATGGCGATGGCCGTCTCGTTATGCACCTGGCGCAAGGTCTGCATGAAGTCGAGGAGCTGGCGCTGCCCGTACCCCGCCTTGGCCCCGTACTTCCCCACGACCGTCGGCAGCCCGAACTTCTCCAGGAACTTGGCCCACCACTTCAGCATCTGCTCCTTCATGTACCACGACTGGAAGGCCGCGCGCAGATCACTTGTGCCCAAGGGGTTCTCATACTGGGGCTGATACGAGTAGATCAGGAACTTGGCGGGGTCGAGGATGTCCCCGCCGGCGATCCTGAGTCCGTGCAGGTTCAGGAAGCTGTCCACGTCGAAAAAGAAGATCTCCGGGTTCTTGGCCTTCAAGGAGTGCAGCCCGATCATGCCGGGGTAGGGGCCGGTCGCGGGCAGCAGCTTGTAATTGATCTCAAGCACCGATACGCCCAGGGCGAGGGCGTCCAGGACGCTGTACAGGGCGTCCAGGACACTGCCGCGCATGTCTCCCAGCGTCCACCGGATGAAGTCGGCCGTCGCCACGTCGGCCGCGCTCTCGCTCGCCGGGTGGACCTCCCAGCCGCGCGAGAGGACCGCGAACTTCTTCGTCGAGAGGCACGCCTTGACCTGCGGGTCGTGCTGCATCCGCCGGTACGTCAGATAGCCCTGCGCGCCCGGCGGCAGGTCGCCCGCCAGTGAGACCGGCGCCAGCATCCCGATCAGGCTGGTGTAGCCCAGAGCCGGCGCCTGTTCACCCAGCGGCGCGTGGCCCTGCTTCAAGGGCGGCGCCTTGAACTGCCCCCAAGGGTTCACTCCGCTGCGGAGGCTTTGCGACCAGGAGTTGATGCCCCGAAACGGGTTGAGGCGAGCCAGGTTCATTGTGAGCCTCCTTTCAAGACGCCCTGCCGAGGATATAGACCGCGCCGGCGCAGCGCTCTAGGATGCCCTCGCCGATGTGGGACAGCACGGGCCGCGACCCCGGCCCGTGCCCGCCCCAGCTCTCGCGCGTCCGCCCGCCCTTGCACAAGAAGACGTGCCCGACGGGATGGGCCAGCGTCGGCACCAGGAAGGCGATCCGTACCCACGCATCCGGCAGCAAGAGGGCGGCCGGTGTGGATACCTTCAGGCCCGCACGGTCGCACCAGTCGTGCTGGTTGACCGAGCCGTCCGGCAGGATGGTTCGGCCTCCCGTCGCCACGGCCACGGCCGCCCGCACCCAACCCGAGCAGTCGATGTTGTCGTAATCGGGCGGGACCGCAAGCAGCCGGCTCGCCTTCGCCCCCAGCTCGTAGCCGATCCCTCGGGCCACGCAGCGGGCCAGGTAGGCATCGAGCCGGGCCAGATCCAGCGGGACCAGCCGCCAGGGATAGGATGGGGTCGGGGACAGCAGCGACGAGCCGCCGCCCGAGAGTTGAGATAGGGTCACGAGGAGCCTCCAAAATAAACGTCGGGGCGCACACGGAGGTGCGCCCTTCCCTAATCGCACAGGGACAGCACCAGGATGGGGAGGCCGGAGAGCCGGAAGACCTGCGTCTTTCGCACCGTCCAAAGCCGTCCGTCCCGGAAGTAGACGTCACCGGTCAGCGGCGGCTCCGCCTGCGCGCCGTCGGTGTAAAGCACCTGGGCGGGCCGCAGCAGGCCCACCGCCTCGTTCGAGTCGAAGTAGATCCCGGTCGTCGAGCCGTCCATCGGGGCGAATAGGCCCCGGCTGGGCCGGCTGCGGCTGGCCCGGATCATGGCGAAGTCTTCGCCATAGGCGGCGAGTATGTGGAAAACGGCCCGCTGGGCGGCTGACGTCATGGCTCTGGCCCTCCCCACAGGATGCCACCTTCCACCCCGCTCCATTCCGATGAGGGGGCCCCGTCAAAGCCATCGCCGCCGCCGCCGGAGTCGGCCCCACGGAAGACGCGATCGAAGACAGACGGCAGGGGCGCGGTGGAAGCGATGAGCTGCGGGATGGGCGCGAAGTCGTCCGGCAGCAGCCCCGCCGCTGCGCCCGCCACACTCCGCGCCGCCCGCGTGAAGGGGGCCAGACGCGCCAGGCCCTGCTTCGTCAGCGCGGACCCTAACAGCCCCAGCGTCTGGCCCGGCGGGATCACGACCTCAAAGCCGGCCACCCGGAAGCCCGAGATCGTGCCCGCCCGCGCGACCGTCTGCAAGTAGCCCCCGGCCATCACCTCGGCGACGCCCAGAGTCAGGGTCGCCCGCGCGCCGGGATCACCGCCCGCACCGGCGGCCAGGGCCAGGATGCCGGGATCAAGCGCCCACTCGTGGACGGCCTGCTCGGCGGCCTGCAAGGCGGTCAGGGCGTCGTCCTGGGACGTATCGCCGGGGTCAATGGCGCACAGCCGTTTCAAGTCCGCCAGCCCGATCACAAGCACCGTCATTTCCCCCTCCTCCCCGTCCCCTCCCAATCCCCCTCCTAGCCCCCCTCCTAGCCCACATGCGACCCGAAGGCCGCCCGCCAGTCGCCGTAGCCGGCGTTGTAGCGCGCCCGCACCCCATACGCGAACTTGTCGCGCCAGAAGCCCGTCTCGCTGGACACCTCCAGGGCGTCGAACTCGAACTCCTTCCGCATCTGCAAGACCGTCGCCTTGACCACGCGCTTGGTGTCCAGCAAGAACCAGTCCTGCGTGTTCGACAGGTACGGCGTCGTCGTCAAGGACAGCAGGCCCTTCAAGGGGTTCATCGCCAGGTTCTGGGACGCCGATGAGAGCGGGTCGGGGAAGAACGCCGAGTTCATCAAGACGGCCGCCTCCCAGTAGAGTTCCGGCGGCACGACCAGCTTGTCCGGCATCACCCCCATGGGGCGGCCCTGGTCGTCCGTGAAGCGCATCATCTGCGTGATCGCCGACTGCAACGAGGCCGCCGAAAGCGGGTCCGTGCCCCGGTTGGTCTGCGTGAACTGCTTCTGGACGTGCGGCCCGAACATAGCGGCGCCGTCGTAGCAGGGCGCCGTGAAGCCCGCCCCGAGCAGCCCGTACACCAGGAGATCCAGATGCTGGTTCGCGCTGGACGCCATGGTCTTGACCTTGATGGCGATCTGCCCATACAGGTCATCCTCCAGGGTGTCCCGGTCCACCTCGACGGTGCTTTCCCACTTCTTGTTCTTGATGGCGTACTCGTACTCGGTGAAGTCGCCGGTCTGGCGCTCGTCCTTGAACTCGTTGACGCCCGGCAGGGCGCCCAGCCAGGCGTAGTGCTCGGTGTCCTTCTCGGAGGGGATGAGCGTGGCGACGTCCTGCCACTGGTGGCCCATCTCGTTGTAGGTGTCGAAGAAGGCCGTTTTGAGGCCCGGCGTCAAGAGGCCGATCACGTCGGCGGATGTCATTGTCATGTCAGGAAGCGCCTCCTTGGGCGCTGGATTCCAGGTCAGTTCTTACGCTGGGAGAGGAAGGGAGGGGCTGGAGGGCTAGGGTGCCCGTCGCGTCCGGGTCGGCGGGCACGGCCGCCGATGTCGGCAGGGTAACGGGCAGGATGGCCTGCACCTGCGTCAGCACGTCGTCTACCTTGCCCTCGATGGCGTTGATCTGCGCCTTCTGCTTGGGCGACTTGACCAGAGCTTTGGCCGTGGACGCGACCAGG